GTCACGCAGAAGATTGAGCTTGGCCGTCACCAGGTAAGAACCGTCAACCTCCACATTAAGGTAGGCCCACCCATACCTCTTCATATGGTTAGGCGCCCCCTGTGTGAAATATTTGGTGGTAATGCGTGACGTCATCGACCCCCCCCCGAAGGTGGAGACAGTGCTGTCATGCATCTTGTACACCCTACCGTTTTTGTCGCCTACATACTGGATGTAATCGGTGTTGTTCTCTACGAAGATGGTGCCTGCCGTCAGGCCTGTCCTGTCCATCCTCGTCCATCGCTCATTTCTGCCATCTGCCAGGTTGCATATGAGGCCCCGCTCCGGCACAGTGCTATTTCCGGTGGCGAAGTAACCCAGGTATTCAGACCTGTCCAGGTTGTACAGTCCCCACCCCTTGTCCAGATGAGTGGTGTTCTTGCCATCAACCAGGGGCTTGACCCACCGCGAGATATTGTTGATAGAGAATCCCGCCCCCGCGGCTGAAGAGGTGATGCGCTCATATCCATGCTCAGACTGGAAGATGAGGCCACGCTCATCTTCTGCTATCGTCTGGTGGCTAATACACCCCACATTGTTGGACACGTTACGTACAACAGCCTCAGAAGAGAAGGAGGCTGTGGGCGATATGCGATAGATAGACGACCTCTTGAATATAAAGAGGTTGTTGGCGAAAGCTGCCGCCCCCGTGATGTCGCCATCGTTGCCGCGGGCTATCGCTATGTTGCCAGCCCCACCTCCGGTCCAGTCTTCACAGTTGTCGGTCACACTGTAGTAACCTATAGACGTGTCAAAGAGCCATGTCTTAGCCTGCCACACTGTGGGGTACTTGCCGTTGCCAGGAGGCGACCCACCCAGAGCCGTCACATCGGCGCCGTTATACTTTGCGGGATCATCGTCATCGTCATTGTTGGCCAGCACCAGAATATCGGCAGCAGTAGTCGCCCCGTAGAACATGGTAGCTGACCACCGCTTGCCTGCCGTGGTGCTGTTTCCAGAGGCCCTGGCGCCGCTCTCTGCGGCCCAGTCACTCCCCGTATACTGATATATCTTGCCGTCCTCTGACGCCGCCACCAAGGTGGTGCCATTCTTATAGTCGAAGAGTCCAGAGACATCCCCGCCCATATCTGTCGTCCCTATGCGGGTGGCCCCATGCATCGTCTGTACGTTGTCGCTCCCCTGGCCATATACCATATTGAGGGCATCGAAGAGGGCGCCCCCCGGAAACTTGGGGTCTATGGGGTTAGTCAGGCGGTATATGCCTCGACCGAAGTTAAAATGCTTTTCTTCGTTCCAGCCCAAAGCGATGTCCTATCTGTCGTATTGTCGAAGTGGATGTTGTCGTTGAGGCTGTCCTTGGATGTTATCGCCATACCTATATCGTGTCAAAGGCTATCTGTGAGACGACCTGTGTGCCGCGACGCCACGTACGTGTCCTGTAGGTCTCCACACCAAAGGCGTTCTCCCTAAGAAAAGCCCTGTTCTCCCGAGCTACCAGCTGGGACCGCGCCCGCTCATACTGCCCAAACCACAGCTGTGCCTGGCGGGGGTCGTTGTCGTACACACAGGCCCGCCACCGCGACCGGTGACGCAGGGCGTCATAGGCTATGTCGGGGGCATCACCGCCGAACATCTCAGTGGCGAAGGTAGAATTGACGGTGAACTTAAGGGTGTGTAGTATGTTGATAAGGTATGCCGTATCAGGATAGGGCCATAGCACAAACTGGGGGTTATTGCTGCTGTCGGGGTTCTTCTGTGCTATGTATGTGGGCTTGCCCGAAGTGTTCCTGTGGAGGTTACCGGCAGCGAGGGACACCAGCGACCGCAGGTCTACGATGTCTACCTCATCATCACCGCCCAGGTTGCTACTCTCAGAGTAAGAGACAGAGGTGACCTCGTCGAGGCTGGTGATAGAGAGGGGGTAGGTGTCACGCAGGATGATGTAGGAGGCGGTAGCTGCCGTAGTGCCCAGGTAGGCATCAGACAGCACCAGCGTGTCGGGAGAGACAGAGGTGTCTACCGAGGCCACCTCATAGGTGGTATCGTCAGACCCTACCTTGAGGTAGCTGCCCGGCTCTACGTCGGTGAAGTTATCCCCACTGCTGGTGATGGTCGTAGAGGCGTTGGTGGCTACCACCGTGCCTGTGGTAATGGTAGCATCAGTGGTGAAGGCATCCCTGTGGATGTCCCATCGGTAGCGGGCAGCCTCTATCAGGTCATGGACGCCCTCGTTGGCGTCCTCTATCAGCTGCTCCTGAAGGATGTTGGTAGCAGTGAAGGCAGTGATTTCTGGCTCACCGATGACCTTTAGGCCAGCGTTAACGACGACTCCAAGGGAGTCTGCCATGTCTCCTCCTCACGTATTATCTTGGCTCTGAGGCAGGCATATATCTTGCCCCCTCGGAGTGTGACCTCGCGCATCCCCCTGTTGGCGTTGCTGGGGAAGCCGTAGTTGCCATCAGGCCAGATGAAGTTTGTTGTGGTAAACCGTTCTACTATTTCCTGTAGGGTGCCGTAACGCTCCTTGCTGCCGTTCTTGTTGCAGACGACGGTAGCTGTCACTTACAGGGAGGCTAAAAGGCATCTCTCCAACATCAGCGACAAGCTGGTATGACATCCGAGACTGGGCATCAACACCTGCGTCACTCTTCCCGCCATCCCTGTCGGCACCATACATCGTCAGGGCCATCTCAACGGGGGCTACGTGCTCTCCCAGAATGTTGGGGTCCACATAAATAGGGATGTTATGCTCGTGCATCTTACGGCAAAACATAATGTCTTCACCGCCAAACAGATTCATCGTCCCGTCAGCGTTCCTGTCCAAAGAGAAGAGTGGGTCAGCCTCCTTCATCTCCAGAACATCTTTCCTGATACACAGGAGGGCACCGCCCACGGCATATACCTGCCGCAGGCCGGTCTCCAGTGCCAGTCGGTCATGAGCAATCGACTGGTATATGTTGTCCTCTGTGAGGTCGTAGGTAGCCCAATGGAAACGCCCCAGCTTCCACGCAGGAACCAATCCCGAGACCACTGGCGCGTTATGCTCAGGTAGGAGCAGAACATCCTCGCCGCCCATCACATCATCGTCGACCATGATGAGGAAGTCTGACGCCTGCTCCCTGGCCTCTGCCACACACTCGCACCGTGCCACATCAACGGCAAACCTGTTGAGGTGAAATTGGACATCCCACTCCGGTCGGATCTCTTTTATTTTCCACAGAAAGTGAGAGGTGGCAGCACTCACCTGACCCCTGGTAGGACACCGGACCATCACCTTGTCTTTGATCTGTTACTCCAATCGGGAAAGAACAGACAGGTACACTCGGTCGCCAGAGGCTGCCCCTGTCGTTGTCAAAACCAGATCGGCTGTCCCTCCTGCCGCTGTCTTGCGCAGACCTCCATCTGGAAGATCCCTAAAGTCCAGGTTTATGGGCCCCGTAGCACCTTCCGGCAGTACGGCCACAAGCTGGTCGGTCGTAGCATCAAACTCTAAAACGATCTCGATTCCCGTAGTGGAGATCAAGAACAACTTCTCAATCTTGATGCCACTGGTATATTCTTCTGCCATACCCGACAGGTCTATGATGATAGTGTCGGTAAAGTTGTCTGTCGTAGCCCACTCAGCTTCCCATAGTGAGGTCAGGCTATGGCCTACCTGTCGTTCATACGTAACGGGCGTCGGTGCTGCCATAGATCCTCCTCAGATTACGATGCCGCCGTAGTCGGAAACTCTCGCGCTTTCTGGTCTATTGCATCGGCTTCAAAGTTGCGGGTACACATACAGGAGCCAGGATCGAGCATAGACCCTAATGTTCCTTCACCCATATCGTTGTCGCTGATCATTCCCTTAGCCGCTGCCGAAAAGATGATAGCAGGGCCAAAGGTAGAGGTATTGCCTTTGACCACGCAGTCAAGGTGGGCGACACCACTGTTGATAGCTCCTGTATCCCAGCCATTCGTGTCATTTCCACCATGAAAGACGTTGCCGACGATGTTGATATAATACGCCGCCGCAGCCTCTATCTCGATGGCCGCATCCGGTCCGTTGGCTGTGATGTAAAAACGGTTATTCAAAATATGCGTATGCAGTCCTGCCGACGGGATAGTGATAGACTCCAGGTCGTAAGCTCCGCACTCGAAAGTACAGTTCCTGACAGTAAGGCCTGCGGCCCCTGCATTGATGCGAGACGTATTTGCCGCCGTCGTTCCAGCAGGAAAATGAAGGTCTTCGATGACGACATTCGCCGCAGAGACATTGATCCCATCAATGGCAGAAGCATTGACGAGGATAGCTGACGGGTTGATAGATCCATTCGGTTCTACACCCGAGAGGGTAACGTCTGCCTTGGACATAGCGATAGCCGTAGTGACCGTTACGCTGCCGGGAAGAAGGACGATAGTGTCACCACGCCCGTCTACGCAGTTGGTCACGCCCTGTGCAATGGTTGACAGCGGCTCTTCGGGGGTCAGCCCCGAATAGCTGTTAGACCGCCCAATACCCTTGAAGGCGGGAGTGCCGCCACCCACGAAAAAGACTGCACCGCCCGGCTTATCCAGATTCATCCACCGGCCACGCGCATATGTCAGGTTTGCCATTATTTTCTCCTTGTAAGGTGGGCCTTTGGCCGTTGCCAGCTACTCGGCCCCCCCTGTATGACCCGGCTGCATCTTACCGCCGGGCGAGGTTGGAACCTTTACTTCTTCTTTTTAGCCTTCTTGTGCTTCTTATATTCCCCTTCCCTCACCACAGAGATGGGGTCGAGCATCTTTGTCACCTTAGCCTTCTTATATTCCCCTTCCCTCGCCACAGAGATGGGGTCGAGCATCTTTGTCACCTTAGCCTTAGCCTTACGTAGCCGCTCTGGTTTCCAGTTCTTCTTTGTCGCGTTAGCAACCCTGTCTACTGCCGACTTAGCCATCTTCAGCCTCCTTATGCTCCAGGTGAGCCGAAGACGCCACGGGGGTCGCCCCAGCCGCTGCTCTGCCGGAAGGTGCCCTTGAACTTGAGGTCGCCAGTATCGAAGTCAAACACATCACTGGTAGTGAAGCTCTCGCGCTCATACAGCACCAGCTTATGGTTAGACTTGGCAGCCAGGATGAACCAGGCATCGGAGTCTGTCAGGTAGTCCCACACCTGAAGTTTGAGGCCCAGGTCGTTGATGGGCTGCACCGCGTTGGTGTCATCCTCGGGCCTGTGTGTGCTGTCGAGGATACGTGCGGCGTTGAACTGGTTGTCAGGCGCTACCAGCAGGGTCTCAGGCTGAATCTGGAGCCTGCGCCCACCACCGGTCTTGAAGTTACGGAAGTCGATCAGAGCCTGCTCCAGAGAGCTGGAAGACAGGTCAGCCGATGTCGTCAGCTCGTTGGCATAGGCGGCACCATCTTCACGCACATGGTCGGTGGCGAAGAGTTCTTTGCCATCGACAGAGGTGAAGCTGCTGTCAAAGCCGTTGTTGAGGTGGTTGGACAGTGTCGTCTCCTCGGTGGCGTAGGCTGCCTGCCCCAGCTCTGCCGGGGAGTCTTCCATTACGCCGTAGAGGTCATCAGACCACTGCTCCATACTGATACGGATACCCTTGCCAAACACCGTATGGGTAAACGTAGAGAGGTATCCTTCCACCGGCGCCGTATAGTTGACGGCAGACGCTTCGGACTTCTCATCGAAGATACCGATGCCACCGAAGGTGAGGATATGCTCTCGGTACTGGTTGCTGTCATACACGCTGAAGAGTTTGCGTCCTACCGGATCTCTCTCCGTCCAAGCCTGGTAGGTGATCATGTGTATGCCCCGAGTCTGTACATCGTTCTGAAAGTTCGCGGTCATAGCGATACTTGAAGCCATTGCTTGTCACCCCCTTATAGGCTGTTAGATGCCAGTGGTTACGTTGCCATGATGAAGTTTGGCTAACACCCGGAAGACGGAATTCGCGCCCACGCTATATCCGGGGGAGGAAACGAAGTCAAGAAGGGCAAACCCCGCAGCCGATGCAGTCGTGGAGGAAATGTCGATCTCGTGGTTAGACTTCTTCAGGAGCAACGTACCGGCGGTCGCAATATGATTGCAGTTTGTGCCGATATGCGTTTCCGTAGACGTGGTGGAGTCACCGTCGTCCTGGGCGTGAAACTCCTGAAAAGGATTATCAGCGACCAGACATTCTCCTGCCGCAGATCCCGTAAGGAAAGTCAACGCAGAGCCACACACGCT